CCGCAAAAGACTATTATGGCGAAGGCAGAAGTTGACGAAAGCTTTGATAAGGATTTCGCCATCTATGACCTGCCACGTTTCCTAGGTGCTATGTCTTCGCTCGAAAAGCCAGAAGTGATTTTTAATGACAAGGAAGCATTTATCATAGATAACTCGGGTAAGCTAGTATATACCTTTGCGGATGCCTCGACGTTTGCTACTCCTCCTTCTAAGGATGTAACATTCCCTGATGCTGAAGTTAATTTTACTTTGAAGAACGAAGATCTTCAGAAGGTTCAACGTCTTGGTAATGTTCTACAGCTACCTGAAATTGCTGTGGTTGGTGATGGTACGACTATCGTGCTGAAGGCGTATGATAGCAAGAACCCAACAGCTGACTCTTATGTTGCAACTATTGGTACGACTGATCGTGTGTTTAATGCAATCTTTAAGAATGAAAACTTGAAGCTTATCCCCGCTGACTATGACGCATCCGTTTCGTCTAAGGGTATCTCCAAGTTCACTTCTGCTAAGATTACATATTGGATTGCCACTGAGGCAACTTCAACTTTTAACTAATTGACTTATTTGAGGGGAGGGGTTATACTAGGCTCCTCCCCACCCTTTTATATTATGGAGATATATTGTGACTATACCTATAGACATCTTTACTTTGCCGGAGGGAGAGCAAGCAGCTGCTATTAATAATTTTAATAATAAAAGTATAAATAACAAAAACAATAATGAAACTTGGTATGCTGATAAAACTCGATTTATTAATAGACGTTTATATCAAGCTTCTAAGCAGAATGCAAAAAACAGTTCAAAGAAAAAGGGAAAATTGATTCCTCACCTACTTTCTTTGCTTCAAATTACAGCGATGTGGCAGCATCAAAAAGGATTGTGTGCAATAAGTGGTAAAGAATTATCTTGGGATAAGGATTGTATAAGGAGAGCCTCATTAGATCAAATAAATCCATCTGAAGGTTATACTCTTGAGAATACTTGGATAGTGTGTTCAGGAATTAATATGATGAAGAATGATTGGACAGTTCACGATGTCTTAGAAATTTATCCGGAAGATAAAACAACTGATCTTTTTAAAGATACTGTAAAGAAGTTAAAAAACAGAGAACGTTTATCGCATAATGATGAATTGAAATTTTACGTTTGATATTATGGAGTTATATTATGTTAGAAGATTATCTGTGGGTGGAGAAATACCGACCCAAGACTATTGATGAGTGTATTCTTCCTGATGAACTAAAGAAAACGTTTCAGCAGTTTGTTGATCAGAAGAATATTCCTAATCTATTACTGACTGGTGGTGCTGGTGTAGGTAAGACTACTGTAGCACGTGCTATGTTAGAACAACTTGATTGCGATTATATTGTAATCAATGGATCACTTAATGGTAACATTGATACTCTGCGTGGTGAGATTTCTCAGTTCGCATCAAGTGTTTCCTTTAAGGGTGGTCGCAAGTATGTCATCCTAGATGAAGCTGACTATCTAAATCCGCAAAGCACTCAACCTTCTCTGCGTAATTTCATGGAAGAGTTTAGTCGCAACTGTGGTTTCATTCTTACTTGTAACTATAAGAACAAGCTTATCGCTCCTTTGCATTCTCGTTGCTCAGTTGTTGAGTTCAGGATTGCTAAGAAGGATAAGCCATCACTTGCTATGCAGTTCATGAAGCGAGTAATGGATATTCTTCAGAAGGAAAACGTTCCCTTTGAGAAAGATGTTGTTGCTGAAGTTATTGGTAAGTATTTTCCTGATTGGAGAAGGGTACTAAATGAACTACAAAGACATTCTGCGACTGGCAACATCGGACAAAGTGTTTTGGGCGGTCTGTCTGGTGATTCTTATAAGGCTCTTCTTGAAGCTCTAAAGAATAAGAACTTTAGTGCAGCTCGTAAGTGGTTGGGCGAAAACTCTGATCTTGATAGTGCTACTTTATTCCGTCACATGTATGATAATATCTCTGAGATTGTCAAGCCGGAGTCGATTCCCTATCTAATCCTACACCTAGCTGACTATCAGTATAAGGCAGCGTTTGTTGCTAATCCTGAGATCAACCTAGCAGCGTTCATTGCCCAAGTCATGAGTGACTGTGAGTTCAAATGACCGATGTATTCAAGGTCATGGTTAAAGCGAGTGATGTTAAAGAGCCAGTAGTCGAAGATCATAAGGTAAAGGCTCAATACAATCCATTCGACTTTATCAATAGCATCAATTCCCATAAGGATCTGTTCGCAGGAAGTGAGACCCCTGAGACAGTCGAGAAGGAATATACCCCTTGGGTCGTTAATAAGGGTCTATCCTACTTCGCAGATACAGTAGAATCAGCCAACTTCGTCAATCGTTACCACCAGCTAGACAAGAAAGTACAGTATGATTATTTAATAAATACTATACGGTCTAAGAAGCGTATGAGTAAATGGTGGAAGAAAGAGGATAATAATGACGTTGAAATGGTGAAAGAAGCCTTTGGTTATTCCCAGAAAAAGGCTGAAGTTGCTTTGTCATTGCTATCCCCCGAAAACCTTAAAGATATAAAAAGACGATTGAACAAGGGTGGGTTGAAGAAATGAAATTATCTATTGATTCATTAATAGAGGTTCTATTAAAAGAACCCGACGATTTCCTTAAGGTCAAGGAGACTTTAACACGAATCGGCATCGCTTCCAGAAAGACTAAGATTCTGTATCAGTCTTGTCATATCTTACATAAACAGGGTAAGTACTACATTGTACACTTCAAGGAGCTATTTGCCCTTGATGGCAAGCCTACAGATTTCTCGGATAGCGACGAGGGTCGCAGAAACACTATTGTGAATCTATTGGCTGAATGGGGTCTTATTAAGATTGCTACTCCAGATAAGACCAAAGAGCCAGTAACTCCCTTGAGCCAGATAAAGGTACTGCCTTATAAAGAAAAGAGTGAGTGGGAACTTGTGACGAAATATAACATAGGACGATCTGGTTCTAAAAATTAATTTTGAAATGAGATATTATGGAACAATTTTGGGATCCCATTTACGGGGCAGTAGCTAGACCACCTAAAGATAACACCGTATGGATATGGGATGTAGTCGGAGATAACTTGTTAGTTGTCAAAATCTCTAGAGAAGTATCTTGGTTTAGACGTTTTAAAACTAAAATAATAATGGGAAGTAAGTGGAAGAGAGTAAAAAATAAATAACTGCAAGCTATTGACTTTATAACAGTGATAGCTTATATTAGTACTGTGCTGCCATTGTGGGGCACATAAGATAACCTTGCTATTTTAGGAGGCAATATGTATACTTCGTTCTCGCTTAATGCGAACACTTTCCCGCACCTTATCGGCTTCGAAAATCTCTTCGATAGAATTGATAAGATTAATAATCTAAATAAAAATCATTCCAATTACCCACCTTATAACATCAGTAAGTTAGATGAGCAAACTTATCTAATTGAGATGGCTGTTGCTGGTTTCAATGTCGATGATATTGACATTGAACTACAGAATGCTATTCTTACTATCGATGGTAAACAAGAAACTGTTGATGATCTTGTTAAAGATGGTGTGGATAAGAAATATATCCATAAGGGTATTTCAGACAGAGCATTTAGACGCCAGTTTACTCTAGCTGAGAATGTTCAGGTTGGTAAAGTTAAGTTGGTGAATGGTATGCTTAACATTTATCTAGAGCATATCATACCTGATGAGTTGAAGCCCAAGAAAATCAAAATTGATAATGATGCTCCTTCAAAAAAGGAACTGTTGACTGAAAAGGTTTTCGGTAAGAGAGCTTCTTAATAAGTTCCCGCTCGGTAATATTTCATAGATTTATTATGTTTTTTGAAAGAAAGTTACCGAGCGGGAATATTTTTACAACCAACCAGCATACTGATGTGTATGCTTGATGCGGTCTTCTAGACCAATTGTACCGCCGTTTACCTTCTTTGTAACAGCAGTAATTGTAGCATCGTCTGTACCCTTGTCGCAGAGGTCCCAGATTTTATTCTTTTCGAAGAACCACATTGCGGATTCAAAGGCAAGTTCGCCTGAGATTAGATCAGGGTTAGTCATAATGTCTGGACGCTTACAATAATCAGAGAATGCCTTATAGTTATCTTTGCCAGTTAGCTGTAGTGCGCCACGACCACGATACTTGTAACCATCGCCAGAATGTTCATCGCCGTTGCCCATACGAGAAGCATATACCTTGTTGGCAATCTTCTCTGGTTGACGAGCGTAGGGCGTAGCGTGATCTAGGTCTGGGAAATACTTCTTGAAAATCTTTGTTAGACCATCAGCAGAATAGTTTAGATTCTCTGAGAAGGACTTGAAATTACCAGACTCGTGGGCAGTCTGAGCGAAGAAGTGAGCAGCACG